TGCGCCCTCGCCGAGGGCCTCGAGCTGCGCCTGCTCCTCGGCCGAGAACTTGACCGGGATGCCGGACTGGTTCGCCATGCGGGCGACCATCGAGGTGCCCATGCCGTTGATGAACCCGCCGACGGCAGCGATCTCAGACTCCGACAGATCACTCCCGGCCAGGGCCATCGCCACGGACGGCTTGCTCCCGCCCATCGCCTGCGAGGCGAGGACGGCGCGCTGGGCGGGAGTGGTCACTTACAACCCCTTCGAGAGAGCCACCTGGTAGAGCTTCGCCAGCTCCCCGGAGGGGTCACTGGCCGCGGCCTTGGCGATGGCGGACGAGATCACGCCCCCGGCCGGGCGGCCGGTCGCGGTCGAGAGGACCTCGGGGCCGGGGCCGGGGCCCATCGGGGCACCGGCGGTGATCGGCTGGTCCGGGCGCGCGGTCGGCGCACCCAGGTCGGTGATCGGGATGGCGGGCGTCTCGGCCATCGGCGCGGCGGCCTGCTGCTCGCGCAGCGCCTTGCCGTCGCCGTAGGGCAGGCCGGTGACGTCCCGGATCGGCTGGCCGGTGCGCTGCGCGGACGGGCCGGGCGCCGACGGCCCGTTGATGGGGGAGAGGGGCATCATGCTGTCGGAAGCCTCCGGGAGACGGCAGCGTCAAGCTGCGGCCTACCGCCGCGCATCCCGGCGATCAGGGTCTGGAGGTCGGGCGCCCCACCCGGGGGCATGCCCGCCTGACCCGGGACCGTGCCGGACGGCAGGCCAGAGTTCGGGTCCATCGGGAGAGCGCCGCCTTCGGCGCCGCCGGTCGCGGCGGCCTCCTCCTCGGCGGCAGCGGCAGCCTCGGCCGCCTCCGGGTCCATCACCTCGGGGGCGAACGCGGCCACCACCAGCTCGGCCAGGTCCTTGCCGTTGCGGCGGCCCTCCACGATCTCGGCCGCCGCGCGCAGGAACGGACGGGGGTCCTGGCCCTGCGACATGATCGGGCCGATGCCGCCGAGCAGACCGGCCACGCCCTGCTTGAGGGCGTCGTTGAGCTGCTCGACGTCGAGCGAGCGCTGCATCTGGTCGGTGTCGATCGACCAGGGCAGGTTGCGCCGGACGGTGTCTCGGTCCACGAGCCCGTCGCCGCGCAGCTGGAGCATCATCACCACGGCGGCGTTCGGGGCCAGCCCGGCGGCGAAGCCGTAGGTGACCTCGACGGACACCTCGTCGCCGAGGTGGGTCTTCGGCACGTACGTCAGGTCGTAGGCCTCGCCGGAGTTCACCCCGGTGATTCGCTTGCGCGCGGTCGGCCACACCTTGACGTCGAGCTCGAAGGCCAGCTCCGTCGCCCGCGCGAGCGTGTTGCCGATGACCGTCTGCGCCGTGCTGATCTGGGTGTCGAACGAGCCCATCAGGGCCTCGACCCCGCGGCCGGTAACCACGGAGGCATCAATGCCGCCCGCGCGCCCCTCGGGGTAGCGGGCGCCCATGCGCAGCTCCTGCTCCAGGATCTCCTGGAGCGCGAACGTCGACTGCGGGACCTCGATGCCGACCCGGCGCACGTCCTGCGGGCGCTCGGTCTGGATCACCGCGTCCGGGCCGACGGCCATCTCGACCACATCTCGCGGCACCGCGATCGGTGCGCCCACGGCCTTGACGCCGGCCTCGATGCCCAGCAGCGCCATCCGGTGCCGGGCGAGCTGCACCCAGACGACCTGGTCGAACTGGCCGTGCGCCTCGCCGAACAGGCCGGGCCGCTCCGCGACGCGGACCAGCACCTTGCCGATCGGGTTGGCGGTGGTGGCCAGCACCAGGTCGGTGCGGTCCGGCAGGTAGAGCAGCGTCTTGGCGGCGTCCTCGTACTGGACGACCTCCACCAGCTCGTCGCCGGTGCACTCGACCGCCTGGCCGTAGTTTCCCAGCTTGGTGCGGATGCGGTGCGCGTGCTCGGGGAACAGCGTGGCCATCTTGTCGACGGTCTCGCGCCACACCTTCGCGCACTCGATCACGTTGCCAAACCGGTCGGCCCGGAAGTAGAACCCGCGCGGGTCCTCCAGGACCAGCTTCGGCATGTTCGTCTCGTAGCAGGGCAGGACGCGGATCGGCGCGAACCCGTAGGACAGGTACTGGTCGCACCAGCTCACCATGAAGCTGCTGAGCTGGCTTTCCCGCCAGTAATGCGCCCCGATCAGGTTGCGCTTGGCGGCACGCGCCTTGTCCGCCTGGGTCTTCATCGCCCCGGCCGAGCAGTTCAGCGCGGGCAACGGGGCGATCATTTCGGCGAATTCGCGGGCGACCGAATCTATCCAGTTCGAGACCACGCTTTTCGACCAGGTCTTACTGAACAGGTCCGGGAACAGCACCTCCGGCTTGCCCATGCGGACCATCTGGATCGTGAGCATCCGCTGGTCACGCTCGATGGCGAGGCGCTTCATGCGCTCCACCCGGTCGTGCACCGTCCGCATGGGGGAGGTCAAGCCGGCTCCTTAGTAGAAAGACACCTCCTTGACCGCGCGCAGCTTCGCTTCGGCCATCTGGTGGAGGTTGACGACGGCTCGATCACGGAGATCGGCGCGCGGGAGGAACTCGTTGTCGAGGTGCCGGGGCGTGTTCCGCGCCATGTCGAGCACCTTCTGGATGCCGAGGTTCGCCATCCACAGCGCCATGACGGCGTCCGTCGGCGTGGTCTGCTGGCGCTTCGTCTCGCGCGGTTGCCAGGTCACCAGCTGATTGGTGAGCGTGTCCACCCACGTGGAGAACTTCGGATTCGGCAGGGTTATCCCCCGCTGATCCACAGGCCGCGGCGTCCAGATATCGGCCTCGACGTTGTGCGTGGCGCAGGACAAGAACAGCGGCGCCATCGCGGAGACACCCAGGTCTTCCGACCACTTCACCGCGCCCGTGTAGTGCGGCGTGAGCATGCAGCCGTGGGTGTAACAGAACGTGCGCAAGTCCTGACTGTTAGTCACAAATGACTGGAAGGCGTTGCGCTCGATCACCGCCTCGCGGCAGCGATGCTTCGCCACCAGCTCCTTGATCTTGCCCATGAACAGCTCGGGCGGGCACTTCGCCATCACGAATCCGTCGAGCACGTGCCGCTGGCCGGTGGCCAGGTCCACGCCCATGACCATCATCGCCGTGTAGCCCTCGGCCGCCGGGTCGACGCCGAGCACCGTCACCAAGCCCTCCATCGGGCCCGACGCGCGGCGGTGGTCGATCGACGCCATCACCGCCCCGGACGGGAACACCTGGTCGATCGAGGCGTCCATCTGCTGGAACGTCAGCTGCCAGCGCGCCTCCGACGGCAGCACGGCCTTCTTCTTCGCCAGCGCCGGCCCGTTCCACATCGGCGAGCCGTCGGCCTTCTCCGGCCACAGCGTCACCCACGTCTCCGGGTCGCGCTCGGGCATCTCCAGCACCGCAGGCTGCGCGAAGTACGTCCAGACCGGCGTCTCTTCGTCCCAGTCGACCAGGTCGCGCAGCTCGGAGTAGATATCGTTCGGCGCCAGGCGGGTGCCCAGGCAGGCCAGGAAGCCGTTGTCGTCCACCCGGGAGTCGATCTCGGTGCCGACCCAGTCAGCCAGCTCCTTGTACGTGTGGCTGTTCTTCATGTCGATCAGGTCGTCGAGCAAGATCACGTCCAGGCGGCTGCCGTACACCTGACCGCCGAGACCGAGCGCCTGGAGCGACGGGTCCTTCTGCGCGAGATCGACCCCGCTGAGGTACAGCTCGGTCTTCGTCCAGGAGTCGCCCTTCCACCCGCCCTCGGGCATGAACGCGGCGTGCAGCTTCGCGTACTGCGGGAGCTCGAGGTACTGCTTGATCTGGTGGACGATCTTCTTCGCCAGCACCTGGGTCTTCGACACCACGGCGATCCGCGTGTTCGGGTCCTTCATGAGCCGCCACAGCGGATACTGAACTGACCAGACTTGGGTCTTCGCGTGGAACGGGGCGAAATTAAGTAGCACACGATCCGGTCGACCCACAGCGAACCGGATCGCCGGATGCATGTTCCGGGGCTCCCGGCCGTTGATCACGTCCCACACCCGCAGGTGGTGCTCCGGCAGCGGCATCCCGAGGTACTCGTCGCAGAACTCCGGGAAGTCCGGGACCTCCCGCTTGCCGTCCTCGCCCCGGTTCCGCGCCGCCCGAGCCACCTCGCGCACCGCATCGACCGCGGCCGAGAACTCCTTGTCCTGCTTCTTCCAGTCGTCGTACGTGTACGCCGACCGGTCGACCAGCCGCATCGCCTCCTTCACGGAGACCCCGTCGCGGATGGCGTCGATCACCTTGGCCTTCGCCTCGACGATCCCGATGGCCCGCTTCTGGGAGGAGCGCGCGCGGTTCGTAGGCAGGGGAACTCCACTCGATCGGGTGACATGGCTTGACGTCTCGAGCAGCACTCCCACTTCACTATCGGCATGACGACCGTGACGACGAAGTTCTGCTGCCGCTGCAAGCAGCCCAAGGCCCTGACTGAATTCGGGGTCCACAACGCCAACTGGGACGGGCTGCACTCGATGTGCCGGTCCTGCTGCGCCGACTACCGCCGCGAGCGCAAGGCCAAGGACCCCGGCGCCGGGGCGCGCTACGCCCGCGCGTCGCGCGAACGCGACCGCGAGCGGTACAACGCCCAGCAGCGGGAGTGGTACCACCGGCACCCCGAAGCCCGCAGAGCCCTCGCCGCCTCCATCAAGGAGCGCAACCGGGCCTACGTGAGGGCCATCAAGCTCGCCGGAGCCTGCGTCGACTGCGGCCTCACGGTCGGCCCTGACGAGACCCACCTGCTTGAGTTCGACCACCTGCCGGGCACGACGAAGCACCACAACGTGGCCAAGCTGGTGCAGGGGTACTCGATCGCCACCATTCAGGCCGAGATCGACAAGTGCGAACTCGTCTGCCAGCGCTGCCACCGCACCCGGACGTTCCTGCGCGGGTGATGGAACTGCCCTCGCGCCGAGGAGTCAGACTCGGACTCGGCGCGAGGGCAAGCAAGCCCAGCTCGAGGAAGG